CTTTTACCGCCCTGCTGGTTAGCTTCGGCTGGCGGTGTGCGCTCTTCCACTTTTTCAGGCACAGAACGGCATTCGCTAAGCGTAAAGCTCACAGCCCATTGGCGGGTTGTTTGCTGTTCAACCGCCTCAATTTTACTGCTAAAGCGCACTTGTTTAACACCCAGTGCACTGGCCGTGTGATTACTTATGCGATAAATAACCCGTGCACCACTTTCGGTGGCTTCGGCCATAGCAAACAATTGTGCTAAGTGCTCAGCTTGAGTGAATGGTAAAAAACCACTCACAGCCAGCATTTTAGCTTTAATGCCCGTTTCTGCTTGGTCAGTACTAGACGACTGGCCGCTAGCATCTTCGCTGGCAAGCTCTTGGCTTGCCGTAATGCGAAGTGATTTAAGTGCTATTGTTAACGAATTAAGGGTCAGCATATTTTGACTCACATTAGCAAAATAAAATAGTTGTTAGTGATGCTCACATCTAACCCGTCATCCCAGAGCAGTTAAACTCTGAAACTGTCACTGATGATATATTAGTACCCGCAGCATTAGTACAATTCATAAAACCAATGTTGTCTGTCGCTGATATAGTGCCAGCAACTATGTTGCCATTAAACTCGTTGCTTATATTTAGCCCGTTGAGTGATGAGTTTAATGCACCCACTATTCGCAACGGCTGGAATGATGAAGCGCCATTATCACCGCTCAATTCACCCCCACCATAATGAGTCAGGCCATTTGCTTTGAGCGATATAGAAGCAAAACCAGTCCCTGCGGAACTAGAGGCGTTCTTTGCCATTATATTACCAACTGCGAATTTATTTAATACGCCGTTAAAATCCACACCTCCACCAATACCAGATGAAGGCTGTTCTATCTCCAACGCGCTTATGTTACCTCTCGATTGACTGCCTATAACACAACCAAATCCACCAGTAGATTGGTTGTTGTTAAGGCATTGCAGCCTATTTATAGCTGCTATACCAGCCGAACTATCGTACCCCTCTTCACCGTTACCTCTTGTTCTAACTTCGTTAAAAGCTAACAGACCGCCTTGCTCATTCCTAATGCCTCTAGTACCACTACCACTCACAACTAAGCTGCTACCCGAAATTTTGGCTTTATTGAATACACCTTGCGTTGCTGAATTTTCAATCACGAGTTTGTCAATAGTTGCATCGGTAAAGTTATTCTGAAAACCTATCCCTAACGAGCCGCTCACCTTAACTAATCCGCACTTGAAAGTGCCGTTTGTGAACAAGTTGACAGCAGATCCAACCCCCTGCGGTGATAATGGGTTTTGCTCAACTATAACTGAGTTTCCAGAATAACTGCCAAAACTCCCCAACGAAAAGCCCATAGCCTGAACTAAGCCGCCAGGGTTTTGTGACATAGCAAAGTTTATGTTTGGATCTGTTAATTCACCCATACCATACTCTTTAATTACCATTGTGTCCCAAGTTACATTTTCACCAACCAATGATACACCATGAACGTATGAGCTTTTAATCACCACATTTCCTAGGTGTACATTTTTAGGTGGCGTTTGCTCAGGCTCCCAATCTACTGCTAAAGCAGCACTACGCTCAGAGTTCTCAACATATATTGAGCCTACAGTCATATCCTCAGTGCCACCGAACAAGTGGACACCTCCACCACGCAGACCACTTTTAGATTTCGCAGCATCTTCCCGAATTATAATTCTTTCAATATACGCATTGTCGCAATTCCAAGTACCTACGCGTTCATAACTAGCGCACTCGCCCGTCCATGTTGTATTTTTATTTCTATCTAGCGTTGGGTTGTTTAAATCCCTGTTCACAGCCACGTGAAAACCTGACGTGAATATCGCACCTTTTTCACCGTGAATTGACACGTTAGAGTAGTAGTTGTCCATAGTTGTGTTGTAGATACCAGCTATAAAAACACCAGTGACATCTGTTGCGCTCAGATACCTCAACCACTTATCCATTCTGCCATCTGCGTGATAATCTGTTACCCCATCGGGTATTAATCCCATAGATGCAGATGTAACTCTTCCATTGGTAGGTGTAACCTTGAATTGCTGTCCTATTGAGTCGTATACGTCACCACCGATGATGTCTATGTTTCCTGATTGCTCTAAATTTACTACCCCTGTAAATCTAAATTTACCGCCGCCAGAGTCAAAAATATTACCAAAGCTCGATGTTTCAACATTTTTACCTATTTTAAACGACTCTTTGTTGTTCAATAATCCATTCATCGTATTAAAAGTTTGCTTGTAGCTATCTTTCAATCTGTTAAACGTTACTCGTAAATCTACTATTTCATCTGCGGCAGTTACCTCTGCTATCTTCACTAAATAATGCTGTTTACCCGTTTCATCAATGTAGTTTTCTAATTTTCCGCCAGTAATTCTTAGTGTATGCTTTGACTTCCATTTACTTGAAGCATTACCATCAAAATAAGCATCTACATAAACATTTTTCGGGTAACTGTTTGCAATTAAAATCTCCTCATCTAAAAGCTCTACGCGCAGGCCATTAACATAACCAACGCCTGGCAAAACGCTAAAAGTATTAGCCGTTGATCGCAGTACTACTTTAAAACCATCATCAATAAAGCTGTCCTTGCCATTTAAATCTTTAGCTAAATTGCGGGTTAGTTCGTCCATGCCGCTCAAGCGGGCGCTAAAGTCTAGCTGCCATGTTTCGGGTGATACGCTAATGCCTGCTAGGTCGGCTATGCCTGAGTACTCAATACCAAAGTTACGGTTTAGCGTATTACCTGCACTGCCTGGTGCAGTGATTGTTTTGCTAACCGTTGGCACATGGCTAATGGCTACCAATGTTTGGTTTACCGATGAATACAAGCCCACCCAGTTAAATTCGAACGGGCCTGTTACGCTGTCGAGTACGGTTGAGTAAACAACTACATTGTCGTTAATTCGGCCTGTTTGCTGCACATTTTGTTGATGCACAATAACGCTGGTTGGAATGCCTTCGTTGCGGTCAATTTCGGCGGCTGGGTCTTGCCCTGCTACGTTGGCAAAAATAAAGGTATCAATATCTAGCTGCTGGTTTGCTTGTGCTTTAGTTGCAAATAACTTTTCGCCGGCAAGGGTTATAACTTGTGCCATGGTTTAGTACTCCTGTTTAACATTTGCGACGGTAAATTCAGCATGGCTGTCCATCGTCATAAATCGGGTTGCTGGTAATAAATTGGTGTTAATTGTGGCAACGGTGTAATCGCTGTCGGCATCAAAGTTTCTTGGTGGTGCTGCTAATTGTTGTTTTGCAATAGTTACGTATTCATAACGCCTAGTTGTGCGCCCATATTGGCGGCACAGCGCGTTTATTAAATTTTGCCTTGCGCCTAGGTCCGTATCTAATAACTGCAGGCTCACTACATCCCAATCAACGGTGCTTATTCGCTCGTCAATTGTTATCCATGGCATGCCAAGCTTTTCAAACATATCAAGCCAGCCGTTTTTGCTACCTGCTCCTTTAGCAAATGGCAAAGCGTACTTAACGCGCGTTCTGTACATCAGCTCTGTTTCGTTAGGTATTTGGGTAATGTCGCGCTCCCATGCGAGCAAATTAACCAACTCAAGTTCAGCGGTCATTGGATCAAGTTGCTTTGCAGGCCATGCCAGCATGTCGGCTACACGCTGCCAATAAGTAACAGCGCCTTGGCTTAGTTTATCTAGCTCGCTTTTAGGGCGGGCTAGCCAGTACGGCATTTTAGTTAGCGCTTGCCAGTTTATGTTCATAGCGCATTACCGTTTTCTATGGTTAGCGCGGTTAAGCGCGGTACATTGTTTTGGCTGGTTATATCGGTTTGATGCCAGTTTAATGAGTCGATACCGTCAAACTCTTTGTGCAGCTCTTGGCTTAGGCGGCTAAAGCTAAAGCGGCTAGCGGGTTGTGTTTTAGTTACTGTGTAGTCAGTATTTTCTCTAAATGCGCTGCGTATAAAGTTTTCAACATTGGCGAGCAATGCCGTTACTTGGGTTTCGAGCAGGTAGCCATGTGGGTAAACAGTTACACCTACACTCACATTTACACCTGGCATGGCCATTACTTGTAAGTCGTCGCCATGACCATGGAAGCCTTTTTCCATTACGTATTCGTTTAAATCATCTATTAAGCTTTGGCTGGGTGTGCCGGTGTCTAGCAAAATATAGGCGTTTGCTGTGCCCGGGCCACGCGGGGCATCGTGCTCAAAAAATATGTTGTCGGTATCAAGGCCGCTACGGTTGGTTAAAATAGCGCGGTAAACGGCGTCAATGTGCCAAGGCGCTGCAGCGGTAAATGCGTTACGGGTGCGTAGTTTTAAATCTTGGTTTGTCTCGGCATCAGCGCCAAGCGCATCAAGCCAGTTTTCATCATTTACTGCACTGGCAATACCCGTTACCGACTCAGGTAAAATATGGTAATAACCTGCGCCTAGGTTATATGCTGCCCCTGCGTTTTCGGCAACAACAGGCACTAATACGCTTGCTTGGTTTTCAGGTAAAATTACATCATCAACCGTTAGCACACGGTAAACTGTGCCATTTATCGCGTCGGTTTGTATTACCGTGCCAGCACTAATTAATAAACCTGGGCCTGTAATTGCTGCGCGATTAAATCGCACTTTGCCATGTGCTCGCTCTTCACTTTTACGCGTTAGGTCGTGCTCCCATGCTTTGGCTTCAATAAACTCGCTATCAGTGGCCGTTTGCAAAAACAGATTAGGGAGTATTTTTTCAATTAATATTTTGTTCACTACCCATGTGGCAGGCTTTGCCACAATCGCGCTAATAAGTCGCCAAAATGGTGAATAAGGCGAGTCGTTAGCAATAATACTGCCGCTTTCATCTACGTCTTGTTTAAATAGCGTTTTCCAGCCCTCTTCGGTGGTGGGTATACCCGCTTTTTCTACAATGCGTTTAAAGTCAATTATTGGGGTTAAATCAGCCATTATTGCGCCTCTATGATCAATGATGAAATAGCGCCAAATTCGATGGTTTTAGCATGCACCCACCATTGGCCTTTTTGATTCTCGTTTTGCTCAACTTTTACCGTGCCTGGCATAATGCGCACATCATCTTCAACCAGTAGCTTTATTTTCGTTTGGGTATCTTGGGTAACGCCTGTTCCTCGGTCGCTTACTAATAAGTTTGCAAGGCCTGTGTCTAAAATTGCGTGCACTATGTCTTGGGCTATTACGTCGCGGTTGCTTAAATACGTTGGGTTGTTGCCTGCGTCTAACACCACATCACCGTTTTTAATATGTAGGTCGCTATAAATACTCATGACTGCATTTCCACAAAGTTTAAAAAGTTGCTTTCGCCTTTGGCTGGGTACACGTTAACTGTGCCAACGCTGGTTGATTTTTGTTGGTTTGCATTACTAATTTGCTGAGTAATACCGCCTTTTTCGGCTTTACTTCTGATTGGCTCTATTGCGCTAATGCTTGCAACAGAAGTGCTTGCAACATTGGTATCAATATCAACACCGGGGATCAGGTTTAGTTTGTCTATTATCCAATCCATGGTGTCGTTAAATATGCTTTTTATGCCACCCCAAACGCTGCTAAAAATACCGCCAATGGCTTTTATCCAGCCCCACTCGCCCATGGTGGCTTTTAGGTCGTCCCAGTAATAAACTAATGCGCCAACAGCGGCTATTGCTAAGGTTATACCCGCCACAATTAAGCCTATTGGGTTTGCATACATCACAATATTGAGCGCTAGCATGGCGCCTTTTAAAAATGCGATTGATGAAGTCCAGGCAGCAGTTATCCCTCTGCCAATCATTGTTGCCGTATTCCACGCAGTCATGGCCATAGTTGCAGCTCCCATTACAACAGAAATTAAACCGCCCGCAGCTACTAAGCCCAATACACCTACAGCGGCATAGCCTAGCCATTTGGTTAGTGTTGGAAATTCTTCTGTAAAACTTAAAACGCCTGTTCCCATGTCGGCAATTAAGCCCACAAAGTCGTTAAAGGCTGGGAGTATTGCTGAACCAAACGCGGCACGAATAACAAACCAGCTTTGGCTTAGTCGCTCACTTTGGTCTGTCATGTCCATGGCCATTTTTTCGGCTTGTTGCATGCCGGTAACATCACCTAGGTCATTTATTGATTTTCCTAGACCGTCAATGTCGTTCATTAGTAATTTTATAGTGCCAACAGCTTCGGCCGAGCCGAATGCTTTTTTAAGTTCGTCACCCTCAGCTACGTCTATCGTTTCGCCGTATTTGCCTTTAATTTGGTTTAGTATGTCAACCATTGGCAGCATCGCGCCTTGGCTGTCGGTAAAACTTAAATTAAGGGCGTCTTGCGCTTTACCCACCCCTGCTAAAAACGATTTATATTTTGTACCCGCTTCACTGCCCGACATGGTTGCTTGCAATGTACCGAGTATGGCCATTTGCTCGTTCATACCAATGCCGGCGCTTGTTGCTTCAGCACCAATTGATGTAAACGCCGATGACATTTCAGCGCCTGTTGTTTTAAACGCTTGTACTGCGGTGGCCGTCATGCCTGTTAGCTGCTCTACCCACTCACTTTTACCCATGGCATTAGCTTGGTTTTTAAAAATGCCGTACATAGTACCCATGTAACTGGTAATTGTGCCGGCATCGGCTTTAGTGGCGGCGGCCAGTACGTTGCTCGATAGCGTAAACGCTGATAGGTCGTTGTCGTTCAATCCAGCAATGGCGCTTTGTATGTCGTAGCTCGATTTAACAAATTCGGTCGACGACTTGCCGTACTTAAGCGCAAATTCGTATGAGGTATCGGTTAGTTGTTTTAGTGCCGATTCGCGCACGCCAAGCGATTTAACCTCGCCTAGTGCGCGGTCCATTTCTATGGCTGGCATGAGTGC